TGAGAATGTTTAGATTGACACCAGATGAAATCTTTAACGCAACAACTGATAATTACATTCCAACATCAAATAACGAATTAGTCAGGGATACCAATGGAGCAATCCACACGGTTATTGTTGACACCAATGGTTCTGAATACACAGTGAATCCAGCAGGTGCTGAGAATCAAATTCCTTATTACTACTGTCGTATTACAGGTGATGGAACTGGTGCTGTTGCAAGAGTGACAGTCACCTCATCAACAATCACAGGAGTTGAAGTGGTTCGTTCTGGTAGTGGATATTCTTATGCAACTCTTGACTTTGTCAGGAACAGAGTTTATTCCTCTCTGACAAACCTGGATAACAATGCCAATGGATTAGATCCACAAGGTGATGGTGCCTTTACATCAACTGTTATCATTGGTCCTCCTGGTGGTTGGGGTTCTGACATCTGTCGTCAAATGGGCTCAACAAAAGTTGGTGTGTTTACAACTTTGGATTTCAATGAGACTGATTTCTTTCCAGGTATCACCTTTAGAAGAATTGGAATTCTCAAAGATCCCACCTTTAGAATTCTAACACCAGCCACAGCAACTGGTTGTTTTTCAGCAAAGGTTACAGATATGGGTGGAGCAACTGACTACATTGTTGGTGAAAGGATCTCACAGATTGTTACTGTCAATAACGTCAGTAAGAATGCCATCGGTATGGTTGTTGGTTGGGATTCAACTAATGGTATATTGAGATACATTCAGAACCCAGAAACTTCCGCGGATGAAGACGGTAACACTTATGCATTCAATGGAGAACGATACATCGTTGGTGTGACATCAGGAAAGGTGACACAACCAGATGTTACATTCAATGGATCCTTAGAAGAAACTTCTTTCTCCTTTGGATACTCTGCTCCAGAAGTGAATAAGTATTCAGGTGATATGGTGTATCTGAGCAACATCAGTCCAGTCTTACGACAATCAACCCAATCTGAAAAGGTATCTCTAATCATCTCCTATTAACCTTCTAAATAACAAAAAAGGTTAGTCTAAAAAAGATGTCGCTACAAAAGAACCTAAACGTTTCACCTTATTACGACGATTTTGATCCAGAAAAGAACTTTTATAGAGTTCTTTATAAGGCAGGACTACCAGTCCAAGCACGGGAACTGACGACGCAGCAGTCAATTCTGCAGAATCAGGTTGAGACTTTGATGTCTCGTCTGTTGAAAGAAGGAGATAATGTTGTTCCTGGTGAATATGGTATTGCTAATCCAGTACCTTATGCCAGATGTTCTTCAATCACTCAAGGATCAACCGCCTCTGAGTTCATTGGATACACACTGACAGGTGTTACCTCTGGTGTAACTGCCTTTGTCAACTACGCAACAGAAGCAACAGATGATGATGACGTCACCTTTTACGTCAACTACTCTTCTTCTGGTTCCACATCTGAATATAAGACTTTCGTAGAAGGAGAAGTCCTTGAATCTGATACACCTAACAGATACACAGCAGTCGTTGGTGTTAGTTCTATCAGTAAACCCGCTAGCAGCAATGCTTTAGGACAGGGTTCTTTATTCTTTGTCAAGGATGGTTCATATTTCATTGATGGATTTGCAGTTCGTAATGACGAACAAACCATCACACTAAACAAGTATAACACCACACCAACATTCAGAGTTGGATTTGTGGTCACTGAAGAGGTCATTACCTCTGTTGAAGATCCCTCGTTGTTGGATAACTCACAAGGGTCTTCCAACTTTGCAGCACCTGGTGCAGACAGACTGAAGATTAGTCTGACACTTAGTAAGACAGACGCTAATAACTCAGATCCTAACTTCATTGTTCTTGCTAACATTGTCAATGGTGAAATCCTTGGCAAACCTGGTGAGACAGTCAAGTGGGATTGGTTGTATGACATCCTTGCAAGAAGAACCTTTGATGAGTCTGGTGACTACATCATCACTGAGTTTGCAACCAAACCTTATGAGTATTGGAATAATGATACTGTTGATGGTATCAACAATCCAGATTCAGATGATCTCTTCCCTGCAGTTCCTGGTTCTGGATCTACAGACAGACTCACTGCAGAACAGGCTGATGGTTATTATGCCCTGAGAATTGATCCTGGTGCTGCTTACGTTCAGGGTTATCAAGTTGGATTTAGAAATCCTGTTTATCTTTACAGCACGAAGTCCAGAGACACTAATTTTAGAAACAACACTCTGACTCAAATCACTGAGGGTTATAACGTTACAGTAACTAACCTCAGTGGCATACCTGATTTCGCTAACATTGCTGGTGATGGTACATCACTCGCCTTTGATGACGTCATCCTTTATCGTAACTTCACTGATGGTTATGTGGGTGAGGGTAACGATGGCTCTAACCGCCCACTAAACCTCGGTAACGCCCCCTGGCAGACGTTCCACGTCATTACAGATAATGACATTGGGTCTGCTGCAACTGGATTGACTGAGGTTTATAAGGAAGGCAACTCTGCTGTTATTCAAAGCACAACTCCAATTATTCGTGGAGCTCAGGTTGGTAATGGAACTGTTCTAATCTCCACACCAATCAAGGCACGTCCTGCTGGTGTGTTATCACCACGTTATCTGACACCAAATCAAAGAATTGATGTTGGTGGTGGTTTCTTTGGTTACAACTCCACCTATAATATGGGTGTGATGACCTCCACTTACTTCACTGAAATCTCAGTGATTGGTGTCACTAACGACGCCACTGAGTGGACTATTGGTAACAGTGTTAGAGGTGAATCCTCTGGTGCATTTGGTGTTGTTGAAGAGGGTTCAGACGTCAATGTCTTGATTCTTTCTAACATCATTGGTGTGTTTGAAGCAGGAGAAGAGATTATTCAAGGTGATAAGGTTTCAAGAATCTACAGAGAAGGTGAGGTTGTTGGTTTCCAGTTCACAGATAAAGGAACAGGGAACAACACCATTGACTTATCTTCTGAGACTTCAATCAAAGTTGCCGCCATTGGTTCTGAAATTGAACTGACGGTTGCTGCTGGTGACATCACAGTCAACGCAGCATCCATTGAAATCACAGATGTGGGTTCTGAGAAACTAAGAGACTTCCCTTATCCTGAAGGTACGGTTCTGAACACCAGAATCAATTATGAAGTCACCACTGTTCCTAGTGGAGTCAAGGGTTATGCCCTTAGTAGAACTCCAATCCTGTCAAACACACTGACACTGACTAAGGCATTCTACTCCACTCTGGCAGACGTCAATGACTTCTCTGCTGACATCTCCGTTCAGAATAACGTAGATGCTGAGATTCTGGATGTGGCAAACGGTTCACTGTTCAGTGGAACAATTAGAACCAACAGCATTTCTTGTGATAACTTCTCTGGTGATCCTTCTGAACAGTTGGTTGCTGGTGATGTTGTTACCTTCGTGGATGACGCTGGACGATCTGTCAACAAAGTGGTTTCCTTCGTCACCAAACCAATTGGTTATGGATCACTGAGAAGTAAGTCAATCATTTACTTCACGACCACACTTCCTAATGGTGTCACAGGTAAGACGGTTCAGAGAATTAGATTGAGAAGTAAGGGTTCACCAGAACAGAACCTTCTCTTCCAACTTCCACAAAATGTGGTTTCTTCCTTAGAGTCAGATCCAAGCACGACACAAATCAATTATCAGGTTCTCAGAGAGTTCCTAATCAACGTTGAAAGTGGAGCAACTCAGTTTGCTCTAACGACTAATAAGGACAATGAGACTTTCATTGGTGACATCAATAAGACAACCATTGTTATTGCTGAGAACCTCTCTACTCCAACTGACCCTTCCAGATTAGAAGGTAGAAACCTCACCACAACAAACATTGATGTGGGACAGGATAATGGACGTAAAGTTGTTTACACCCTTCCATTCGCTCTGAGTGATTCAGTTACCATCAAGGTAATTGCTCCTGTGTTCATTATCAACGCTAAAGCAAAGAGAAAGATTATTAGAGAGAAACAGGAAGTTGAAATTGTCGTCACAGAGGACAATAAGAATCTGATTTCCCTTGGTAAGGCAGACATTTACAGAGTTCGTAACATCTTTCAAGGAGTTCAAGATATTACCAATAATTACATCACAGACACTGGTGCAAGAGATAACGTTTATGACATTGGTAACATTCAACTGAAACCTGGTAGACCGGCAGCAATTGGAACAGTCAAAGTTCTTTTTGATTACTTTGAACACACTGATGAAGGTGACTTCTTCTCTGTTGACTCTTATACAGATGATCAAGGAGTTGGATTCAAAGCGGTTCCTGTTTATGTTCCAATCTCTGGAATTCCAAATGGTTCAGATTTGAGCTCCAACACTCTGATTCAACTCAGAGATTACATTGACTTCCGTCCAATCGTCAACACGACTGGAACCACTCCATCACAGATTGCTGCAATCACTGATGGTGTCGATTCTCAGGGTTCACATAACTTTAGAGATTCCTCTAATGGTGGTAATGGTTTCGTTCCTCGCCTTCCAATTCCTGGAACTCAGTTCCAATGTGACATTGAGTATTACAATGGAAGATACGATTCAGTCTTCTTAGAAGCCAGTGGTTCTTTGACAATGGTGAAAGGTGTCTCTGATGACAACCCACAACCACCTGGTGACTTGGCATCTGCCATTCGTCTTTATGACATCTATCTGCAACCTTACACGTTTGCAGCAAAGAACATCAACATCAAGAAGTTCAACTACAAGCGATACCGGATGAAGGACATCGCTGCCATTGACAGGAAGATTGATCGTCTTGAGAAACTGGTCACTCTGTCCATCTTGGAACAGTCAGCATTGAACGTTTCTGTCAGAGACTCTGTGACTGGTTTGGATCGTTTCAAGAATGGTATCGTGGTAGATACCTTTAGAGATCACAGTCGTGGAGATGTGGGTTCTGCACAATATCGTAACTCAGTTGATGGTGATAACTCACACTTACGTTCACCTTTCAGAAAAGATCAAATCACTCTGGAAGATGTTGCTCAGACTGATGCGGACAGAGACGCCAATGCTTACGCAGTCAACAATGGTGTGGCAACTGTTGGATTTGAAGAACGTAAGTTCATCACGATGGAGACTGCCGCTGGTGACATGATTGCCACCAGGTGGATCAACCTTCAGCCTTACACAGTCTTTACCTATGATGGTAACCTGGAACTGACTCCTCAGATTGACACCTTTGAGGACATCACCAGACTCCCTGACTTGGTGATTGAAGACAACTACCTTTACGACGCCATGGTCAACTTGACTGGTGAGATGAAGGACGCTGGTATTGGTACCAAGTGGGGTGACTGGGAGACAACAGATTCCAACACAAGAAAGACTGACAGTACCGTCATTCGTAATACTGATGATAATCCCAATGCCACACAAAACGCATTGAACACTCTTGACATCTTAGGAGTTGACGTTGGATTCACTCAATGGTCTGAGGCTGTTGTTGGTAGGGGTGGAAGACCTCCATTGAGAGTGGACACTTACACCACCACCACGACTGAACAGAGAGAACAGACACAGACATCCATCAATGTCAACACTGCTGCCGTTGAAGATACCTCTTATGGTGACAGAGTGGTAGATGTCCAGTTGGCGAGGACGATGAGAACCATCCCAGTCTTC